CTACCGTTCACGCGCCCGGAAAAAACGAAAGTCGATTTTTAAAAAATGTCCTTGTTAAACTACCAAAGTACCTTGTATTTTTGTAACTTTGCATATGGCCAAGAAGAGACATACCGACCCGACGATCAAGAGCGTGACGCGCTTCACGGTTCGGCTGTCGCCCTACCTCGACAACGAATTGAACAACCTCACCATCGCCACAGGCATGGAACGCAGCACCATCGTGCGTGCCGCCCTGATGAGCCTCATCGAACAATACAATGCCAGATGCCCCGACACATGACGCACTCTATCGCCTCAGTGAACGATACGCTGCCGACGCAATCGCAAACGAGGAAGTCGCCACACTCATGGCGGCGCACTACCGCCAACTGGCAAGCCTGATCACTGATGACCTCACGGCAGAGGTGTTTCAAGTGGCTTACTGCCGCATCACTCACCGCTACCATGGCGGTGACTTTGTTAAGTGCTTTAGGCATATCTTCTGGTCGACGATGACCGACTACCAACACCGAACAAACGAATACAACTCACGACGAAATGCCATACCTCAAGAAACAAAAGACCCAACGGGTCAAGCAGATTAGAACCGACACCTACACCAAGCGGCGCAAGGTCTATCAGACCGAGCGATGGAAGCGGCTACGGTTGGGCAAGTTGCACAGCCAGCCGACGTGCGAGATCTGTGACGCGCGTGGCATTATCTCGCTGGCGGTGGATGTACACCATGCCGACAGCGTGACCAACTACGATGGTGAGATGCTGTTATACAAGGCATACGATGCCGACAACCTTGTGTCGCTCTGCAAGGAGTGCCACGCATGGCTGCATCGTGGCGGCACAACCCGTGGCATCGCCATCGCACAGGTGGCCGAGCAACTCGACAAAGAGTTCGGGCCAGGCATAAAACCACACAGAAAACATGGATAGATACAACGAATACGGTGAGACAATCTCGCACTACATGGCATCGGTGGTCGATGCCCTCAACAGCCGTGGCGGTGTGCTTGACACCGACTGGGTGCACCTCGACACTATGGCGTGGAACTACTGGTTGTGGACGGAGTGCAAGAAGGTTGTTATGAAGGACGGCATCATGATTGTTGGCAGCACCATGAACATGGTCAAGAACCCAGCTATCGACGCAGCCAACGCCGCCATCCGGCAAGCCAACAGCATTGCCGAGGCTTATGGGCTGACACCCATGAGCCGAAAGAAGTTGACCAAAGGAGAGGTCAAAGACGGTGACGACACGTCGCCATTGACCGAGTTCTTCAGAGACAATGGCTAGGCTACCCATTTACATCCGTTACGCGCACGATGTAGTCAGCGGCAAGGTGGTCAGCGGTCTGTTAATGAAGCAGTCGGCGCAGCGATTCCTCGATGACCTCAACGACACCCGCTTCACCTTCAACGCCAAGAAGGTGGAGCGGGCATTTAGGTTTATAGGAATTTTAAAGCACTTCACCGGCAAGTCGAGCGGTAAGCCCTTTGTGCTTGAGCCGTGGCAAGCCTTCGTTGTCGCCAACATCGTAGGCTTCTACTGGGCCGGCACCGACAACCGCCGCTTCTCATCCAGTTACATCGAGGTCGCCCGAAAGAACGGCAAGTCGTCGTTGGCGGCAGCCCTGTGTCTGTACTTCCTCATTGCCGACGGCGAGGGTGGTGCTGAAGTGCTGCTTGCCGCCAACTCAAAAGACCAGGCAAAAATATCATTTGACATGTGCCGCAATTATGCAAGCAGCCTAGACCCAAAGGGCAGCACCTTGCGGGCGTTCCGTGCCGACATCTTGCTGGACGCTACCAAGAGCCGCCTGAAGGTGTTGGCGGCAGACGACAGCAAGTTGGATGGCTTTAATTGCTCATTCGGATTGATCGACGAATACCATGCCGCCAAGAACAGCCGCGTGCGTGATGTCATCAAATCCTCGATGGGCATGCGCCAGAACCCGCACCTGTGCACCATCACCACGGCTGGCTTTGACAAGTCGCTACCCTGCTATGCGCTTCGCACCACAGCGGTGGAGATACTTGGCGGCCTCAAGCATGACGATGAGATGTTCATTGCCATCTACTCCCTGGACGAAGGCGACGACTGGACGGATGAGACGGTGTGGGCTAAGGCCAACCCCAACCTCGATGTTACGGTCACAACCAAGTACATCCGAGGTCAGGTGCAGCAAGCGAGGAACAACCCAAGCGAAGAAGTCAGCACCATCACGAAGAACCTCAACCGATGGGTCGACAGCATGGACGTGTGGATACCTGAGCACTACATCATCGAGGCCACCAAGGACATCACACTCGACATGTTCGCTGGCGAGGCTTGCTACATCGGTGTCGACCTTGCCAGCACCGGCGACCTCACGGCGGTGGCAAAGATGGTGGAACATGGCGGGAAGTTTTATTTTTTTGTTGACTACTATGTGCCCGAGATGGCACTGACCGAGCGTGCCGACAGGGAGATGTATCGAGACTGGCATCGCCGCAAGATGCTGCATGTCACCCCAGGCAACGTGACCGACTACGACTACATCACCACCGACATGATGGCGGTGTCGGACGTGCTAGACCTATATGCCATAGGGTATGACAAATGGAATGCCGTGCAGTGGGCGATAGATGCCACCGAGAAAGGCCTGCCCCTTGAGGAATACTCGCAGACCATCGGCAACTTCAACAAGCCGACGCGTGAACTGGAGCGACTACTCCTCAGCGGTCGTGCGGTGATTGCCAACAATGACATCACCCGCTTCTGCTTCCGGAATGTGGCGTTGAAGTACGACCACAATGGCAACTGCAAGCCAAACAAAGGGCTTGAGCGAGCCAAGAAGATCGACGGCGTAATCGCCATCATCCAGGCACTGGGCATCTACTTGCAGACACCACATTACAATCAAATGATTTACACATCATGAATTTTTTTAAAAAGAAACCAAAAGAGGAGCGAGGCTTGTGCAGTATGGCACTCACATACAGTGCCGGCGGCATCAACCCCAATGTGTCGCCCATGCGGCTGGCGGCAGTGTACCGTTGCGTGCAGGTAATCAGCGACTCGGTGGCGCAGTTGCCGCTGTCAATATACAGCGAGGGCAAGGCATACAACACGCATCCTGCCTATCACCTAGTCGCTAAAGAGCCATCGCCCCTGATGACCCGCTTCACGTTCCTGAAGTGTCTGGTGTCGGCCATGCTGTTGCAGGGCAACGGCTACGCCTACATCAAACGTGATGAGCGAGGCAACGCCACCGAGATCATCTACCTTGATTGCGGTGTTACCATCGTCCCGCAGACTGACGGCACCATCGCCTACACCGTGCCCTTCGTTTCCGACCTGGTGCCTGCCCGTGACATGATACACATTCTCAACCACAGCATCGACGGCATCCACGGCATCAGCACCATCGCCTACGCTACGCAGACGCTCGGACTGGCAAGCGCAAGCGAGGCACATGCACAGGGCTTCTTCACCGGCGGCGCGAACGTCGGTGGCATCCTTGCTGTGCAAGGCCCGCTCAATCAGAAGCAGGCCGACGAAATCAAGGGCAAGTGGAACAACGCATTCGGCCCTGTCGGCACGCCAAACGGCATTGCCGTGATCCCCGGCAATATGTCGTTCCAGACCGTGACCGTCAACCCCAGCGATGCCCAGTTGCTTGAGACGCGCCAGTACAGCGTGGTGGACATCTGCCGCTTCTTTGGAGTGTCGCCGGTCAAGTGCTTCGACCTGTCGCATTCCAGTTACAGCACCGTAGAGGCTACGCAGTTGGCGTTCTTGACCGACACCCTTGCGCCCATCCTTGAGAAAATCGAACTGGAGTTTGAGCGCAAGTTGTTCCGTGACGATGAGAAGTGGCACATTGATGTGCGCTTCGACACGGCGGCACTGCTTCGTGCCGACACCAGTAGCCGTGCTGCCTACTACAACACCATGTACAACATGGGTGCTATCAGTGCCAACGAGGTGCGTGCCGAGATGGGCTTGCCTCCCATCGACTACGGAGATGAGCACTTCATTCAGGTCAACCTTCAGACTTTGGCTAATGCCGCCACGGCAAAACCCAACGAGCCTTCACAGCCAAACCAGTCAAACCAGTCATAGTTACATAGAGTCGTTTTACATCCTGCTAGCCCCAGTGGACTTCGGTCTGCTGGGGCTTTTTCTGTTGTGTCGGACACACAACACCAATCAAGGAAAACACCGAAAATCCATGATTGAAAGAAGATTCTGTGACAAGTGCATCACCCGCTCCGTCGACGACGACAGCCGCCGAGTGGAAGGCTATGCCCTTGTCTTCAATTCGTTGAGCCGAGATCTTGGCGGCATCGTCGAGCAAATCGACCCGCACGCCCTTGACGGTGTGCTGGAGAACAGCGACATCAAGTGCTGGCTCAACCATGACGCAGCGCGTGGCGCACTTGCCCGCTGCCGTGGTGCCAACGTTCCACAGGCAGCCGCAGGCAACTCGCTGGAACTGGATGTCGATGACATCGGCCTCCGCTATTCCTTCGACGCTCCCCGCACTGCCCTGGGCGATGAACTCCTTGAGAGCCTTCGTCGTGGCGATATCAACCAGTCATCGTTTGCCTTCACGGTTGCGGAAGACCGCTGGGAGCGGATGGCTGACGGCATGGCCAAGCGCACCATCTTGCGCTTTGACCGCCTGTATGACGTGTCGCCTGTGTATGACCCCGCCTACCTGGGCACATCCGTGGACCTCGACCGACGCGGCTACGATGAGATGGTGGCCAAGGAAGAGGCCGAAAAGCGTGAGGCAGAGGAAGCCCGCAAGGCCGAACTTGCCGATTACTTTGACGAACTAGAAAAATTGCTCCCATGAAATCAATCGTAGAACTCAACGCCGAACTGGATGCACTCCGTGCCGAGGCTCGCAGCATCACCGATGCCGCCAAGGCCGAAGAGCGCAGACTCAGCGACGAAGAAGATGCCCGCTACCGTGGCATCGTGGCCGACATCGAGGCCAAGAAGGCCGAGATCACAACCGCCACCGAACACCAAAGAAACATCAACATCAACAATCAACAAACAATGGAAAAGAAGAAATTTTCTTTAGTCAGTGCCATCCGCAGCATCGTGGAGGGCACCCAGATGGATGAGGCCAATGCCGCAACCATCGCTGCCGGCAAGGCGCAGATGCGTGCCGCTGGCCTGAACAGCACCGGCGCAATCACCATCCCCACCGCCGAGAGCCGTGCCACCGTGTCGGTGACTGGCACTAGCGGCGCAACAGTGCCCGTCGATGTGGCTCCCATCTTCGATGAGTTGCGTGCCGAGAGCGTGCTGGCCAAGGCTGGCGCAACCTTCTACAACGGGCTTGTTGGCGACCTCAAGGTGCCTATGATGACCGCCGCACAGGTGGCATGGGCTGCCGAGAACGGCACAGCCTCTGACGCAGCCGCCAACGTACAGAGCGTCACCCTGTCGCCCAAGCGACTGACCGCCTACCTCGACATCAGCAAGCAGATGCTTGTACAGGATGCAGGCAGCAACGTGGAGGCCGCACTGACCAGCAACCTCATTCGAGCAATCAACGAGAAGTTCGAGGCAACCGTTCTCGGCACCGCAGCTGGCAGCGCAACCCAACCCGCTGGTCTGTTCAACGGACGCACCGCTACCGCAACCACCACTTGGGCACTCGTTGCCAAGGAGATTGCCAAGGTTAAGCGTGCAAAGGGCACCAACGTTGGCATCATCGCATCGCCCGAGGCTGAGGCTGCCTTCCGTGGCATGGAAGCCAACAAGAAGACTGAGTTGGTGTTCGAGAACGGCACCGTGATGGGTGTTCCCTGTTACAGCACTGCCAACGTGGCTGCTGACACCTATCTGACTGGCGACTTCCACTACCTCGCTTGTGGCACTTGGGGCGGCATCGACATCACCGTTGACCCCTTCACCCAGGCTGGCAACGGTGCCATCCGCCTCGTGGTTAACGTGTACATGGACGCTGCCGTGCCCACCGCCGCCGCTGGCGTGATCGTGGCTGGTAAGACTACTGCATCTTAAGCACTGACACGCGATGAAGTACCTCACACTGACACAGGCCAAGGCACATCTACTCGTTGATGCCAACATCACCGAGGACGATGACTACATCACGCAGTTGTGTGATGTGGCCGAGGCCGCTGTGGAGGTAGACCTCGACCGACCGCTGGTCACACTTGAGGATGCAGACGGCAACCTTCCCGCTCCCATCATCCAAGCCATGTTGCTCACGGTGGGCAACCTCTACGCCAACCGTGAGCCAGTGGCGATGGGCGTGGCCGCCAACGCCATCCCCTACACTTTTGACTATCTAAAAGGACTGTATAAAAAACACCCGCTTGCCTGATGGGACTCCGTGCTGGATTGCTTAGAGAGAGCGTGACCATACTGAGGCCAGTTGTCACCCGCAATGACTACGGCGAAGAAGTCACCACATGGGAGCAAGTGACAACCACTCGCTGCCGTGTAGACTTTCGTAGCGGAACGCGGGCCGTGCAGACTGACGAGGTGTTCGGTGCGACCACAGTTGTGTTTACCTTGCGGCGTTTCTACACGCTCGACGTGTATATGCGCCTCCAGTGGCATGGACGGTTGTATAGCATCCAGTCGGTCAACGAGGACAACGCCAAGCAATACATCACCATTGTAGCAGACATGATCAATGACTAGCGAGTTTTTTGTCACACATGCCGATGTGCTGCACATGTTCCGGATGCTCGGTGTCAACGAGATGCAGGGTGTGCACAAAAAGGCTCTGGCGGCAAGTGCCAGGGTACTGGTCAAGGATGCCCGCCTCAAGTTGGCGGGGGTGACTGGTCGGTCACGCAGCACACGCACAGCCGACAGGCGTGGCTGGTCGAGGATCAAGGGCAAAGGTCGCATCGGTGCGCTCAATGACGGCGTGCGGTACTATGTGAGTCGTAATGTCGACTTCGCCAAGGTACACATCATGGGCGACTTCCGCCTGAAGTTCTTCGAGATGGGTGCTGGGTACATCAATCCCCGAATCACCCGCAAAAAGCAAGATAGAGGCATCATGTCACCCCGCCCATTCTTCGCGCCGGCGATCAATGCGGCGCGAGGCAAGATGATTGAGACCATGCGGAAGACCATCGTCGATGCAGTCAAAAAACGAGCAAAGCAATGACAGGGCTACAAATAGGCAAGGCAATCGCCGCACTACTGGCGTCACACGACGGCATCGTTGAGGCAGTCGGGAGCAAGGTGTTCCCAATTGTGAGCAAGGAGGGGACAACTTACCCATTTGCGGTGTATCGCCGCAATGGCATCGAGGTGCAGTATACCAAGGACGGCAAGGCGGGCGAAACGGTCAATGTCGACATCGTGGTTGCAGCCCAGTCCTATGCCGAGAGCATCGCCATTGCCGACATGGTGCGAGAAGCCATCGAGGGCAAGGCATTCGTCCTTGGTGACACGCTCAAGGTCTACGGCAGCCAGTTGGCTGGTGCCGATGAGGAGTTCTTCGAGGACTCCAATGTTTACACGCAATCGTTAAACTTTAACTTCTATTTATAAGATGGAAACAATCATTAAAGGCGGAAATCTTATGGTTTTCGCGGCTGAGAACTCGACACCGGGCAGCCTGGCCGAGCCCAAGTCTATCCCCTTGGCTACCTCGCACACCCTGCGCATCAGCACCGAGACAACCGACGTGAGCAACAAGGATGTCGCAAGCGGCAAGTGGGCAGCCAACGAGGCTGGTCAGATGTCGTGGGAGGCCACCACAGAAAACCTCTACTGTGAAAATGGCGGCCAGTGGCTGTTTGAGATGATGACTTCGGGCAACCGCGTCAATGTCGTGTTTGCCAAGAAGGACGAAGCCGACGGCACCGCCCTGCCCGCCGATGGGTCGTGGACACCAAAGGCCAACACAGGCTGGCAAGGCGAGGCAATCATCACCTCACTGGAGATCACGGCTCAGAACGGTGAGAATGCAACACTGTCGGCCACATTCACTGGTTACGGCGAACTGCAATCACTCGCATAGTCATGAGCACAGTGACGATCAATGGCAAGGAGTACGTCGCCAAGTACTCGCTTCGTGCACTCTTTCTCTATGAGCGCATGACGGGGCACAACGGCTTCGAGACGGCCAACACTGAGGACTCGTTCCGCTTCATGTTCGCCATGATTGCGGCAAACAACAAAGAGTGCGACCTCGACTGGGATGGCTTCATCGACGCGGTGGAGGCTAACCCAGGCATCGCAACGGAACTGACCGCCATCATCAATGATGAGGTCAGCAAGATGGCGGCACTGGGGCAGCCGAAGAGTGGCGACGGGTCAAAAAAAAAGTGACCGCGGGCGAGGTCATCGCCACCCTCATCCTTAAATGCGGCATCTCGCCTGACTATGTGCTGGACGAGATGCCGTTATATTTGGTGGATCTGCTGCTATCGCACGCTTACATCATCGACCAGGCAGCGGCAGAGCGTATGCGGATGATGTGCTGGATGACCGCACAGGTCAACAGCAAGAAACCGCTGAAGCCAGAGGACATCATCACGTTCTCATGGGAGCGGGAGGCCGAGCGAGACACCGAGGAAATGACCCCCGAAAGGTGGGCAAAACTGCAACACAAGGCGCAACAAATGCGTCAAAACATCAAGAAAAATGGCTGAGAATCTACGTTTCGTTGAAACACTAGACCATAGCAACTTTGACAAGGGCATTGCCGATAGCACCAAGGCAGTGCGCCAACTTGCCGAAGATGCGGAGTTGGCGAACAAGGGCATCAAGGGTATGTTCGACACGCCCGCCATGAAGGAGGCAGCCGCCACCTTCAACGGCGTGCAGCGTGCCGTCGAGGGCTTCACACGCGCCATGAGCCGCCAGTTGCCAATGAAACAAGAACTGCGCGAGACGCAAAAGGCGGCGATGCAGCTGGAGCAGATTTGGCGCAACCTGTCGGATGCCGAGAAACAGAGTGCGGCAGGCCAAGAACTCCGCAGCAAGATTGACATGCTCATCCAGCGTGGCGGTGTGCTCAAGGACACCATGATTGATGTCGGCAACGCCATCAAGTTCCAGGCATCCGACACGGCGAAGTTGGATGCCGTTGTCGGTGGCGTTCAGGCACTCACCGCTGCGGCACAGGTGGCAGCGGGTGCGATGGGTCTGTTGGGCATGAGCCAGGAAGATGCCGCCAAAGTGCAGAAGGACTTGATTGCCATCATGTCGGTGGTCAACGGTCTGCAAGTCATACAGAACGCGCTGCAAAAGGAGTCAGCACTGATGATGGGGCTGAGTGCTGCGAGGACTGCCGCACTCAACACCGTCACGGCGGTCAAGGTGGCGATGGCCAAGGCCGACACCACGGCCACCAAGGCAGCGGCGGCGGCGCAAGTCATCTTCAATGCAGCGGTAAAGGCAAACCCCATTGGCTTGCTTGTTACCGCGCTGGCAGCGGCAGCGGCAGCAGCATACCTGTTCTCGCAAAGGGCATCCGAGGCACAGAAGGTGCAACGGCAGCTCAACGAGGAAATGAAGAAACAGACTTCCACCATCGCAGAGAGCACCGCACAGTTGACCAGACTGCAAATCGAGTGGGCAGCACTGACCAACGACAAACAGCGTGAAGAATGGGTAAAGAAGAATGCCGAGGCATTCAAGTCGTTAGGTGTCGAGGTCAAGAGCACAGCCGATGCCGAGGATGTGCTTGTCAGAAACACGCAAAATGTGGTTGATGCGCTGATGCTGCGTGCTGAGGCAGCCGCACATGCAGCGGTGGCTCAGTCACTCATCCAAGAGGCTCTTGAACTTGAGCAAGAGGCAGCCAAACGTGCACAAGAGCCGTCGTTCTGGGACAGGCGAGCATCAAGCAATTACCAAGAGGCACAAGAACGTGGCTTGCGCCATGCCAATGAGATGCGGAAGCAGGCTCAAAGCATCAGGATACAAGCCAACAAAGAGATGATGCAGAGTGTCACACTCAGCCAAAAAGCTGCATCATTGGTGCCTGGAAGCCGCTCGACATCTACATCGACAACCCGAACCGCCAGGGCAACCACAGCAAGAACCACAGCACCCGACCGCCAGGCCATCGAAGGCACACTGGAGTGGTTCAACCAACTCATCAAAAAAGAGGAAGACCTTGCCACTCAGACTGCAAAGACAACTTCAGAGTGGCAAGCATTCCAAACGAAGATTGATGAACTGAAGCGACAACGTGACTTCCTCTTCGGCGATTGGCGAGAGGGCTTAGAATTTGAGCCTCAGACGCTCGTTGAGCAAGTCAACGCCTCAATAGGCAAATTGCAAGGCAAAATCAAGCCCATGGTCATCCCCATCACCTGGACAGACCCAGTGGAGGCAGCCAAGCAAAAGAGCCAGGACTTGCTCAACTCGACCGAGGGGCTGCGCACTGCCGCAACCGCTGCGGCTGGAGCCTTCCGCGAGATGGGCAACGCTATCGGTGGGCAAGCGGGCAAGGTGATCAACGTGGCAGCCATCATGGCACAAGCCATCGCCACGATGATCCAGGGCTACGCAACGGCGACTGCACAGGCTGGCACTATGATGGGGCCGTGGGGCTGGGCGGCATTCGGGCTGACTGGGCTCGCGCAACTCATGACGATGATTGCAGCGGTCAAGTCGGCAGCGGGCTTCGCCACAGGTGGTATCGTGGGCGGCACGTCGTACAGTGGCGACCGCCAACTCATCCGCGTCAATTCGGGCGAGATGATTCTCAACGGTCAACAACAGGCGCGGCTGTTCTCGATGATCAACAGCGGTGGCGGTGGTGGTGAGGTGACATTCCGAATCGCCGGGCAACAGTTGGTGGGAGTGCTTAACAATTATAACAACAAAATGGGCAAGGTACGATGATATATCAAGGCATATTTGAGGACATCAACGGCGGCAAGCATCTGTTGCGCATCGGCACATCGGGCGATGTGGTCGCCCTTAAGTTTGGCGGGTCGCCGTTTGTCACAACGATGGATGAGAGCGACAGCAACATCTACATGCCTGTCAAGTGCCAGGCTGGCACCATCGGGATAGTGGCGGTCGACACCGACTACATGTTTGGCCTCTACACTGGTGACGCGCACGGCATGCCCGTCACGCTCTACCGTGGTGAGGTGGTCAACCCTGCCGCCGTCGAGTGGGTGGGCTATGTGTCTCCGTCGCTCTATGACATTGGTTACACCAAGTACCTTGAGGCACTTGACGTGGACTGCGTGGATGGGCTGGCTACCCTTGCCGAATATAAGTACAAGCCATTCGGCAGCAATGCGGGCATCGTGTCGCTGCTTGACCTGGTGCGCCACTGCATCGCCAAGTGCGGGTGCTACACCATGATGGTGCTGTCCACCAATACGCGCCTCAGTAGCACCGACACTCGCGACCTGTGGCAGTCGTGCCGCATCAGCGAGCGCAACTTTATGGCGCAAGACAGTGCCGCTACCGACGGCGAAGACGACAAGACCTACAAGGAGGTGCTTGAGGCGGTGTGCCAGTGGATGGGCGTGACCGCCATCGCCCATGGCGACACGGTGTACTTTGTCGACTACGATGCCCTGCCCAACAATGCCGCCAACACCAGCATCGTGGTGGACGTGGCGACAGGCACGGTGACAACCGGCACGATGGTGGTTGGTGAGTACGACATCGACGGTGAGAGTTATGCCGAGGCTGGCAGCCAATTGAGCCTCGACAACGTGTACACCAAGGTCACTGTCACCTGTGACCTCAATGAATACGACAACGTACTTGGCGACCTCTTTGACGGTGTGGAGAACATCACTGCCGACGATGCGACATTCAAGACCAGTTCGGGCTTCAGCCGAGTGGTGGGCGAATACGGCACCAATTCTGGCGAATTTGATGCCGGACTGGTTAGCGGTGACGACAACATGCTCATCGCTCCTCAGACAACCGTGGGCGGCCATGACATGGTAGCGGTCAAGTACTACAAGTCGCCCAACATCACGCTGCACCATTATAGCGGTACCAGTAGCACGTCGACGGGCATCAACTCTGCCAACTACACCACGACACAGAGCGTCAATGGCGGCTGGCTCTGCCGAATGTTTGTCGCGCGGCTAGAGGAGGAGATCTCCAACCAGATGGGAGCGTACAACATCCCAATCACCAACAGAATGGACTTGCTGATGATGGTCAACGACATCCACAGCCTCACCTTCGACGACTACATCATCATGACAAACCACGCATCAGGGCACATCCCCAACGCAAGTGCAGCCAGTTACCCGTTTATTGAGACAAACGACAACCTGCCCGCCACGGCATTGTTTGGCGGCAACAATGCCTACCTGATCATCAGTGGCGATGTGCTGTGGCACTCTTACGACAACTACATGTACCCCGTGCCGGATGGTGAGATAGACATCGACAACGGTCGCAAGACTTGCCCTGCCAGTGATGCCTATCTACTGGCGAAGTTGCAGTGGGGCAACCAGTGGTGGAACGGCACCAACTGGCGAACTACTGAGACAACCTTCCGCATCCCCTACCAGTTGAGCGATGAGCGTTATGACGCTGTGATGTTCAAGGCTCTGGGCTTCCTCGACATGACCACTTGGCGCATCGGCACGGATGCGCAAGGCTATCTGGTCAAGATGCCACGCATTGGCTCGGTCATCCAACAGACGGTGAAGTATGGCGGTATCCTTGCTGGCTTGCCGAAGTTGACGATCTACAAGCCGATGGACATGGGCAGTGACCATGCTACCCGCTTCATGGCCATCCGCAACTTGCGCATGACACCAGTCATTGCCAACCCCAACGGCACCGACCAGGACGACGACACAGTGTACACCAACATCATCGACATCCGCAATGCCACCGAGATGGATGAGGTGTCGCTGACCGTATGCACCTGGGACAACAAGAAGCCGAATTTTTCGGCAGTCGCCTACACCGACGGCGATGCGATGCGCTATGTCGACAACACCTACAACACCGCATTGGCGGCAGCAGAGGTGGGCAGCATCCGGCATGATGGCACGGTCAGCGACGGCCACATGCGGCAAGAAGAGCATCTGGTCTACCGACTGACCAACCAGTACAGCGAGCCAGCCAAGGTGCTCAATGTCACGCTGCATGATGCTGTGAGCCCCATACAGATGGTGTACGAGGGCAACCTTGACACATCGTTTATAGTCGACAAGGTAGACGTGGACTACCGCCAACAGAAGTACACTTATAAGTTAATTGAGAAGAAATGATTACCATCAGCAAGTACAACAAGCCATCGTCGCAGGTGACAACCAACACCATCGACATCGAGGCGCTGCGCCGCCAGATTGAGGCTCAGGCGGCACAGCGGGCACCAGCCGTCAACACAGGCATCATGCTTGTGCCATCCATCACCCTTGACGGATATATGCTGCTAGCGGGCAACATGACCGCAAACGTGGATGTCGATGGCAACTTAATCATCACCGAAGACTGAGGCATGTCGGACAATGTAGACCAATTAAGACGATGACACGCATTAACTACCAATCAGACTTTACGCTGTTGGTCACGCTGACCAACCATGAGGGCGACACGATGCAGCCGCCAGCACATCCGTGGTCGGTGCATGTGAGCGACCAGTCGGGCACATGCTGGCGTTGCTCCTATGACGGCACGAACTATGAGGACTGCGCCATCGACGGCAACACCATCGTGTGCTATGTCAACAACCCAGGCTTTGTCCCTGGGCTGCTAGCGGTCAAGTTCGTCAACGACGTGCCAAACGGCTCATTCGCCGACCGCATTGAGACACAGGTCACGCCCGCCACATCGAGCATCATGCTTGTGGACGCACCCACCGAGGGCGGCACGGAGGCGAGCATCGACATGATGCTGCAAGTGATTGCACCGAGGGTGATCGCCGCTACGGTGACGGTCGCTGGTGACCTAAGTTTAACATTTAACACTTAATAAGTTATGGCAACAACTATAAATGCAGGGCGTGTGGCCATGGTGCCCAAGGGTGAGTGGGATTCCACGACCGCCTATGTCCACCTTGATGTGGTGCTGTACAATGGCTCATCGTGGGTGGCCATCGCCGACAACACAGGGCAAGTGCCAGCCGAAGGCAGCACCTATTGGCAGATGCTGGCGCAGGGTTTTGAGGGTGGCGGCAAGCCCGCCGATGTGACATTCACCATCACACAGAGCGGCACCACATACACCGCCGACAAAACATTCGCCGAGATACAGGCAGCCATCAGGTCTGGTGCAACGGTCATGGGTGCCTTTGACTATGGGGGCTACATGGTTCTGCTCAGCCTTGTCGGGCAGAGCGTAGACAGCATCATCTTCGCTGCCCTCAACGGCTCACAGGTCATCGCATTTTTGATCAGCGCGAGCGCCGTCACCCTAGTGGACAAGAATCTCATCGACTCCGATGAACTTGCGACCGTCACTGGTGTCAGAGTTGCGGCTAATTGGACCACCACCGCCATGATTGGGAGCATGTATTCTGTCACTGGATATGACTTGGACGCATTGGTAATTGCTTACAACGCCAACAGGTACATACAACTGACATTCAATGGCGGCGAGTGGGGTGGCGTCACCTGCTTCTGTGGCGGCTACTATATCGACGGCAGTGACAAGGTGTTTATTTTTACGGCATGGCAGAGCGCCAACTTGTTATTTGTCGAGTTGTACCCGAGCGGCGTTGTATCAGTCACCGCGCTCAATGTCGCCGCCAAGGCCGACAAGACGCTGGCGACAACGGACATCCCCGCCACCGGGCTGCTGCCCAATGTGGTCTACAACTACGGCACGACGGACACAGTGTCGGTGACGCTTGCGGCTGGTGATGCGGGTGTGGCCAACATCTGGTGCTTTGTGTTCACGGCTCAGACTGCCGCCTGCACAGTGACCTTGCCGAGTGGCGTTGTGCTCGGCAACGAGTACGCATGGGACATGGTGGCAGGTCGCCGCTATGAGGTGAGTATCATGGACAATGTTGCAATCGTTAATTATAGTGACTGATTATGAGCGAGTTGTTACTACGACGCAGGGCGGCGATTAAGCAGGGAGACGATGACGAGGGCATGTTCGCGCACTGGAGTGGTGAGGACGCATTAGTCAGCAACGTATGGCACGACCGAGTCAATAACCTGTCTATAAGGATTGACAACAACACGACACATGGCGATGGATGGTATTCTATCACCAAGACAGGCAATACAGTCCCTATTGGCTATATGCAGATGCGAAGTGATGTGTCACCTTATATCGAATATGAATTTGTCGTCAAGGTGCTCTGTGACATACAAGCGATTGCTGGCTATGGCACTTATGTCTTGAGTTATGGCTCTCTCAGAACGGCTAATTGGTCGTATGCATTTTCAGCGAGCATTGAAGCTTCACGGAATATATTATGCGGAGCAAAAGACAAAAACAATAAACCAATCACACGCGACGTCACTGGTGCGTTGACAAATTGGAATACAGATGGATGGAACGAGAATGTCACCATCAAGACAGGCGTATACCTCAAGCCTAACGACAAGCAGCGGGTGTTCACTTCTGTCAACGGCATAACTACAGAGACGATTGATGTAGACAAAGTTCTTCTAAGGCCAACATTTTATAATGGAGCATACGCTATGTTCGGCAATGGAGAGGCTGGGTATTCTTATTTGAGCGGCCACAGATTTGTGCTAAGGGTTAGAGACATCAAAATGTACAATATAAAGAAATGAGACTTAACTACAACTACCGCAACGCGGCTGGCGACTACGCCCCGCGTGTGCTAGAGACAGAGAACGGCAAGGTAATCAACCCAACGCCCGCCATGTATGAGGCGGCTGGCTACATGCCCTACACACCTCCGCAGCCAACCGAGGCAGAGGTGGCCGAGCAGGAGCGCATGGCGAGCATCGAGAGCCTCAAGATGCAGCTGGCTGAGAGCGACTACAAGGTTATCAAGATAGCCGAGTGCTTGGCTTGCGGCCTTGATGCGCCCTACGATGTGGCCGCGCTGCACCAAGAGCGGCAAGCACTGAGAGACCAGATTAACGCGCTGGAGGAATGAAACAGAACTCGAAGGATTGGATACAGTACGGCTCGGCCATAGCAATGCTGACCTCGGCCATAGCCATCTCGTTTTGGTCGTTTGGGCGATTGAGCGAGATACACAACACGGTCATCGCCTATGTCGGTGAGGCCATAGCCTTCGCCGCTGCCGTGTTCGGGCTTGCGCTCTATGCACGCAACGAGATTCAGCGTGAGATGCGCAAGTGGCGCGACAACGGCGGACAACCGGAACGTGATGCCGAGAAAGATGAATGAGAATGAAGTACTTTTCAATCAACGAATTAACGAAAAGCGCAACGGCAAAGCGGTTGGGCATCGACAACAGCCCGACGGCTCTGGTGCGAACCAACCTCGCGGCACTGGTGGAACATGTGCTCGACCCGCTGCGGGAGGCATGGGGCGCACCCATCATCGTCACAAGCGGCTACCGCTGCCCAAGGCTCAACACCGCCGTGGGTGGTGCGGCAGCGAGCCAGCACACCAAAGGGGAGGCTGCCGACATCAGGACAGTGAGCGACACGCCCGCCGACAACATGAGGTTGCTGCGCTTGTTGCTCACAAGCGGCATCGTGTTCGACCAGGTGATATGCGAGTTCCCCGACAGCCAGGGGCGACCCGATTGGATTCATGTGAGCTTTAGGCGGGGCGGTGGAAACCGCAACAGCCGCCTAACGGCCACCCGCAAGGGAGGCAAGACCGTCTACACCACAGGCATCAACATATAGCCCATGAGTGCCAAACAAGACATCAAGAATGTGCTGCGGGTGCTGGTTGCCATCGTGCTGGGCATGATGGTGTGCTGGGTGCTGGGCGGGTGCTCGCCTCGCATCGTTGAGATTGAGAAGCCTGTGGTGGAGCAGACACACACGCAGACGCACACGGACATCGTGCGTGACACGCTCATCTGGCGGGATAGCGTCTACCACTATGTGCAGGGCGACACGGTGCGCATCGAGCGGTGGCATCATGTTGCTAACGTCAGCAAAATGATAGTGGCCGACACCATCAGAGACACGATACCTCGCATTGTGACCGTCAAGGAGACGGTGGTGCAAGAGGTGAACAAGTTGCACTGGTGGCAGAAAGCACTCATGACCGCAGGCATCATAGGCATCATCGCCCTGCTGTTGTATGCAGGGGTGAGAAAACTGAGAAAGTAAGGTTACATCATAGGCAACGGCGACCCATCCGAGAGGACAGGTCGCCGTTTTTTGTTGCGGTCAGTTGCGGTCAGTCAACGATGTCGACACGCTTGCCGAGTGCGGTGGCAATCTTGCCGAGGATGTCGACACCAACCGAGTACCGGCCAGCCTCGATGCGGGCGATGTGTGGTTGCTCCATTCCCGTCAACTCGGCCAGTCGTGCCTGGCTCATGCCTGCCTCATTGCGCAACTTGGCGATGCGCTTGCCGAGACGTTGGCGGTCGGTGATCTGCGGATACACCTCCATCTCAACGCCGTCGGGGAAAATGTGCGTGTGCTGCGGGGTGCCATCATCTTGGATATAAAATTCCCCCTGCGCCTCGAACTCAATTCCGTCGGCGAAGTAGCTGATGTGGTCGCCTGTGCCGTAGCTACCCTTGGTGAACATTCGGTCGGTGATCTCGTGTTCCTTCTTGGCGTTGCCACGCTCATCGTAGAGCATCGTGCCGTGCTTGACCTCATAGAAGTCGGGTGTGTAGGTGCCTTCTTCTTTGTCGGTCTCGTTATACTCCTTGATGGCCTCAAGTGCCTCCTCGAAGGTATCAAACTGGTCGATGATTGCGCCTGTCTCGCTGTCCTGAGTGTAAAATTTAAAGTCGTTCATTGCTTTATTTTTTAGTCGTTATTCTTTGCGTTGATGTCGCACACGTCGATAGTCTCAATTTTAATAGTGCGATCTGAATCATTGAGGCCACACAAGGCAATGATGCCGTTAGGGTCTGCTGGGATTATTGCGTCGCACTCATGGCGATTACCAGCCTCTACAATGTCAATCAACTCATCATCGCTGAGATCTCCTACATAGCGGGTGTCACCATTGTAATCTATGAGTTGCGCGTTGTTGCCACGGAGCCACATTATCAACTTTGCTGATGTGCAGTACATTCCTGGGATGCGGTAGATTTTCATAGTTGTATCGTTTTGGTGTGTTATTATTGATTGTTGATTGATTACAGATTACTTGTTGTAGTAGGGTACAAGGTTCTTGGCCAGTTGCTGGGGTACAAGTGCGTGGCATACACTCAACATGTAAGCGTCCTCAGTAAATACATCTGCCATAAACTGCTCGACCAGTGCGTTGAGCGTGGCGCGGTTGGCCTCTGGAGCCGATGCAATCAGTTGGGCGTAAGCCTCAGCCACCTTGTTGTATTGATAGTCACGGTTAGGCTTGCTAATCACGATGGTGTCGGTCATCTGCTTGCCGTCCTCATACCACACGGCGTTAATCTTGCCGTCACGAGCGATGGTGTTGTACTCTGAGTTGAGGGCGCGGGTGATTTTGTTGTTAGTAGTCATTGTTGTTGTGCCGTATTGTTGTCCTGTTGCCGCCAGGGTTAGGTGTTTGTTTTAATTGACACTGCAAAGATAATATCAAATTTGATATGCTGCAAATATTTCGGGCAAAAAATGCTTTTTCTTAACGTTGTTTAACAAAAACATGCCGAAAAGGGTCAAAAAAGCCCGTCAAGTCGCTCAAATTGCGCATCTACATCCTTTGCCAGAATCTTGGCATAGATCTGCGTCGTCTTGATGTTGGTGTGGCCTAGCATCTTGCTGACAATCTCGATGGGCGTGCCGTGGCTCAGTGCCCATGTGGCGAAGGTGTGCCGCCCTACATGGCTACTGATGTGCTTACTGATACCCGCAGCCTTGGCGATGCGTTGCAGCCTGCGGTGGTAAGTGTAGGACACCATCTTGGGCAGCGTGCCGCCATACTTGCGCAAGATGGCAGCGGCAGGCTTCAGCAACATGGTGCGGTACTGCACGCCTGTCTTCTGGCGTGACCTTGTTATATATATATGTCCGCCCTCGGTGGTGATCATGTCGCTGGTGAGCGTGGCGCAATCAATCCACGCCATGCCAGTGTAGCACTGGAACAAGAACAGGTCACGCGCTGGCTCAAGATCTGCGGGCAACTCCGCAGCCGCAATCGCCGCAACCTCACCATCGGTCAGCCTTGCCCGCTCACTCACATGCTGCCGCGGGTAGCCAACGTGTGCGGTCGGGTCTAGAGTGATGATGCCCGCATCAAGCGCGGCGCGGAATGTCCGATGCAGCAGTGAGATGTAGTTTTTTTGTGTCGTTTGTCTCTTTTTGGCAACTATCGCCATATAAGCGTCAACGTCGCGCTTGGTCACCTTGGCGATGTCCGAAAATTGTTGCAGCTCTTCCATCGTGTCGATGATGTGCCTGTATGCCTTCTTCGTGCTCTCTGCAAGCGTGCGCCACTCTATGACACTGCGGGCGTAGTCGGCAACAGATGTGCTGCCTATTGTCTGCTTACCCAATGTGGCGATGTCTATCGCTCCAGCCGCCACCTGTCTGTCAACAGCATCCATGACTGAGCGCATGGCATTGGCGATGGTGTTGTTATACTGGTCAGCGTACACCGAGCCGACAACGTGTTGCTCGTGGTTCTGCCGCCATTGGTCGGCGTACACCTTAACGCCGGTGCTTATGTATCTGCGCTTGCGCTGGTGCATCACTTCTATCTGCACAAGCCCCGCCTTGCGTTCCTTGGCGGTGCTCTTGGTTGCCTGGTTCTTGCGATCGAATACCAGGCGGATTGTTGGTCTGGTTGGTATCATTTTGGTATCACGTTTATGCAGTTATGTGCTTTTATTTGCTACTAGGTGCAACGCTTTGCGATTTCCAAAATATCACGCTGTCAAATGGTTACATCTAATCCGCTGAAAAGCACTTGAATACATTTACAGGTTACAAAGTTACTCAATGAGTTTTTGGGGGTGCAGCATTGTGGTGGCAATGAGGCGGTTATGGTTGGTGCGGATGATTGCGGGTGCAATGTGGTAGCACAGCCACACCTCAGAGTTCATCGTCGGGTGAGTGTGTGGTGTCGGTGTAGGTCAACATGAAGCAAGCGTCTCTGCCTTCCTTCGGTGTCATATACATGGCGCATATCTCGGTGGTGCCGTCCATCCACTTGCGCACTGCATTGCCGTCTATGAGTACTTCTTTTGCGTCGCCATATTTCCGAGCCAATCTCTCGCTAGTGTTCTCATAGATGCCGATGGCTTCTCCTGGCAATGTCCTTGGAGCCATAAAGTGCACCTGCCAGCAGTATGGTGCGAACTCAAATCGCGCCATCTCGAAGTCAATGCCGGCGAACTTCACACCCCCATATACAAGGATGTGGTCGGCAGTTCTGTCGTTGCACTTGTAGTCGTGCAGTCTGATTTTGGCGATGGTTCTCGAATCTCCGAACTTTACGCCCAGGAACTCATGCGCCTGGGCTGTCATCACGAGCAAGGCGATGACCAGTGTTGTGATAATACGTGTCATTGGTGCAGTGTGGTTAGGTGGATAATTGCGGTGACTATGGCAATGCCTCGGATGTCGGAGCGGGCGACTTGGTAGGGGTAGTAGCCCTCAGCCTCGTTGTTGCTGACGCACTTGATGTGGTCGACATCGTCACCGGGCATGAGTCGCTTGATGGCGTAGCCGTCGGTTGTGGCGATGCAGTACGTCTCGCCCCACTGGATGTAGTTCTCAGTCCATGGGTGCAGGATGACCATTGCTCCGTCTGGGATGCTCTGGTCGGGACGCTGCGTGTCAATCATCGACCGGCCCTTGACGGTCAATGCAAAGTCGCCATCACGCCATTGCAGCCTCGGCAGCCTCAGTGGCTCAGGCGATGGTTCCAGGGGCTCACCAACACCCGCCAGCACGCCCGCCACAACTTGCTCGCCCTCCAGCACGGGGATGCCGTCGGGTGATTTTGGCCGCTGTGCTTGCATCTCACCTTTGCCATAAAGCAGCCACTCATATCTTACATTATAGGCATCTGCTATCTTCTGTGCAGTCCTTGGAGTTAACGGCAATTCTCCTTTTAAAATTTTACGCATGTTTGACGCATCTATATTTGCTTTTACTGCAAAAGCATTGTTGGTCAGTCCATTGCGCTCTATAACTAGCCGTATTCTGTCGAAAATAGTTTGTTGCATACTGTTAATTTCCTTTAATTAGTGTTGAAATATTTGGTTTATACCAATTAATTACCTTATCTTTGCAGTGAAAATAATTCGCCTACCTAACTTGTCGCAAAGTTAGAACGGCAAAAATACCAAGTTATTACATGGCAACACTTAAAAAATACACGCTCAATCTCCTCGGCACCTTGAAGGGGCTGAAGCCCGGCCAGTCGGTGACTTTTGTCATTGCCGGCAAGGGCATGGAGACAACGTATGGGTCGCTGCATGTAGCGAAGACCCAGCACAAGTTGCCGATCACTATCGCCAGGTCTGAAGATGGCTTGACGGCAACTGTAGCAGCCGTATGACACAGGCAGAGGCACGCATACTGGCAAGGGCAATCGCCGACGAACTCATGGCTCGGCTGCAACCGATGACGGACGAACTGCTAACGGCAGATGAGGTCGCAAGGCTGCTTAAGATGTCGCCATCGTGGGTGCAGAAGCACACCAGTGACCTGCCGCATGTGCGCATTGGCGGGGCGGTCAGATACCCCAAAGGCAAGGTGCTAGCGCACGTTATTGTCTAGAATTGACAATTGTCAATATCTGACAACTAGTTCTCTGACATGCTGGAGTGGTTGGGCGGTCACAACGACACACATCGCTTGCTGTCGATCACTATAAATAGACGAATTGGATGGTACCCGAATGTTCGGGCTAAGTCACTGTTCCCGCCCGATAGGGGTCACCGTTCTGGTGATGTCATGGGAATACCGATGAAGTGGGGTGACAACTCACTAGGCAAGCCATCGGCGCAGCGTGTGTGAGGTGCGTGTCAAAACTGGGAGCGAAAGAATGTCATCAGGAACAACAGGATAGTAATGCTGGATATGAGGGTTGGTTCGACTCCAACCGCTCCCACTAACAACCAAAAAAACAAAGATATGAAGACATTAGGCTATTGCGTGGCCGTGGCCACGATTCTGTTCCTGTGCCTCAACGGCGGGGAGCAAGCGACAACAACGACATGGGCACTGGCATTGGCGGGCATCATCGCTTCGCTTGTGCTCATCAGTAGAACACCACATAAGTTAGGCAATCAGTAATTGATGTAGATTTGTTATAGTTTATTTAATTTGAGCAATGCCCGCCCGTCTGCGAAGATAGGCGGCAAATATCACATGCAGGTGGCGGTGACCGTGAGGCACCGCAACGGATTAAAGGCGTAGGACACCTGCATGACCCATAGCCCGCAGCGATGCGAGCGACAAGACACAGGGTAAGAATTTTTTTCATATTATTCTGGCGTGCCGTCTGGGAAGATAGCCGCCTATCATCACGGTGAGGTGCCCCATACAGTGATGCTGGGGAATAAATCGCCAACCCTCACCGACCATCATGCCGACGGACAACACTTGAGTTTAACCATGTTTCCCAGTTCTGAACAAACGTCCGTCGGCAACGACAACACTGCGGGTCGAAGCGGCTTCTTCAACTGCTTCTTCTTTGCCGCTCCCCGCCGCTGACAAAGGTGGTCGCCGTGCCACCAAAAAATCACGGCGGAAAATGCTAATGGGAAATTATAGTGTTCGGGTGCGCCGTCCTTCGTTCGCATGTACAGATTTCTTCATTTCGTCTCCAGGCGCACCCGATTTTTTTGGCATCGAGTTTAGCAACAAAATATTAACACTCTAAAAATCAATTAAAAATGACAAGTTTAATCGGAAAGAAAATCATCGCCCGCATTGACCGTGCCGGCGTGTTCCACGGCACCCTTGCAGCCAAGGATGCAGAGACAACAACTATGACAGACGTGCGCCGCATCTACTACTGGCAAGGCTCGCTCAGTGTGACAGACATGTCGGTGACAGGGGTCAAGGCTGGCAGTAAAGTCACAGTTCCAGCCAAGCGAGTTGAGTTTGAAACGGCGAAAGTCGTCGAACTCATCGAATGTACAGATGAGGCCAGCAAGTCAATCGAGAGCATCAAGCCATGGAAAGCCTAGACATCAAGGTTGAGAGATTCTTGACCATCGGTTACGGTTACGGTGACGGTTCCGGTGACGGTGACGGTTCCGGTGACGGTTCCGGTTACGGTTCCGGTTACGGTGACGGTGACGGTTCCGGTTACGGTTACGGTGACGGTTCCGGTTACTGTTACGGTTACGGTTACGGTGACGGTGACGGTTACGGTTACGGTGACGGTTCCGGTGACGGTTCAATCCAATCTATCGACGGGCAACGTGTGCACATGATTGACGACTTGCCAACGATCATCCACGCGGTGCGCGACAACATCGCCTTGGGGAGCATCCTGGAGCAGGATTGGTCGCTCAAGCGTTGCTATGTTGCACGGGTTGGCGACTGCTTTGCGCACGGTGCAACTGTGCACGATGCATGGCACGACGCACAGGCAAAGCACACACAACTACTGCCCGTCGAAGATCGCATCAGGATGTTCAACGAGCAATTCCCCGACCGCAACAAGCCCGTGGCGGTCAAGACACTCTATGACTGGCACGGCATCCTCACGGGGTCGTGCCGCATGGGTCGCTGCGAGTTTGCCAAGCGGCACGGCATCGACATTGAGCATGACACCATGTCGGTCAATGACTTTATCAAGTTGACCGCCGACAGTTACGGCGGCGACATCATCAAAAAATTGTAACTGTTTTTTACCATAATAGTGCAGCCGCCAAGTCCAGCGGGGTACGTCCACCGAAGTGCAGTAGGTGGTCACCGCGACCGATACTGGCGGCATTTTATTAAGAAATGGAAAACGAACAACAGACTATGGACTTCGCCTTGACTGCCGCTGGTCAGCAGGTCAAGGCCTTTGAGACGCAGCAGCGCATCGCTGTGGCGTTGAGCAAGGGCACGATGGTGCCCAAGGAGTACCAGGGGAATGTCGCCAACTGCTACATCGCCCTCGATGTGGCGCAGCGCATGACCCTCAGCGTGCTGAGCGTGATGCAAAACCTTAATGTCATACACGGCAAGCCGTCGTGGTCGTCGACATTCCTGATCGCCAGCATCAACGCGACTGGTGACTATCAGCCGCTAGAGTATGAATTCTGCGGTGAGCCTGGGACTGACGACTACGGCTGCCGACTGGTAGCCTACGCTAAGAGCGACACCGAGCGGGTGCGCCCCATCTACGGCGAATGGGTGACCATAGGCATTGCCAAGGCAGAGGGGTGGTACGACCGCAGCGGAAGCAAGTGGCGCACGATGCCGGGGCAGATGCTCCGCTATCGTGCAGCGGCATGGTGGCAGCGTGCCTACCGCCCTGAGTTGAGCCTCGGCTTCCTGACAACCGAAGAGGTGCGGGAGATTGTGGACGTGCCTGCCGAGGTCATCAGCACACGCCGTCACCGACTGGCTGACATCGCAGCGCAAGCGGCGCAAGTAGACAACACCAACGACAACAACACCAACGACGACAACGATGGAGCAGAGGACATTTGACTGGTATCGTGCCCGACTGGGGCAGTTCAACGCCTCGACCATTGGCGACCTGATGGTCAAGGGCAGAGGCAAGGACGAAATTTTTGGCAAGACCGCAATGGCTGTCATCAACCAAGTGGCCTATGAGCGGCTGCTTAACCCGACGATAGTCGAGGATGACGACATGTTCGGCGAATACATCGAACAGACAGACATCACCACAAGGGCGATGCGGTGGGGCATCGAGAACGAGCCAGTCGCCCGCTCGCTGTATATGCTTACTGCGCACACCACCGATGTCGTGGAGACTGGCAGCCTGCGGCACCCCGACTTGCCGATGTTGTCGGCATCTCCTGACGGACTGGTCGGCGATGACGGTCTCATCGAGATCAAGTGCGTCGGATCGGCCAACTTCATGCGATACTTGGCCGTCACCGACGGCGCAACGCTCAAGGTCGCCGAGCCGAGATACTATTGGCAAATACAGTGCCAGTTGGCAGTGACCGACCGCCAGTGGTGCGACTTCGTGGTCTACAACCCATTCGTAAAGATGCCCATCCATGTCGCCCGCATCTGGCGAAATCTTGCGGACATCTCCACGATGCTTGAGCGGGTGATCATGGCCAACGACATGGCAAACGAACTAGTCGACAAACACAATAACAAACAAAAAGCATGAATTACTACGGAACTATCTCGCTCACCAAGTTGGGCGACTGGGTGCGGAAGCACCCCGAACAGGTTAAAGAAATCAAGTTCAAAGATGGCCACACTGAAAAGATGGTCAACATTGACGTGCGTGACCGACAACAGCCTAGCAACTTCGGCGATGTGGCATACATATCGCTGTATGACAAGGCGACCAACGACAAGGCGTACATCGCCGATTTGAAACAGTCGAAGTATGCCGAGACAGCCACGGCACCGCAGCCAGCGGCAGAAACGGCGGTCAAGGCTCAACAGTACATGGTGGCAGCCACGCAGTCGGCACCTGCACCCGCACCCACCGTGTTCGACGTGCACCCACAATCAACTGGCGGCGATGACCTACCTTTCTGAGCAATTCACAATTCACGGCGCGGTGCCGTCGAAATCCAACAGTTACAAAATCATCACCATCAGCGGGCACGCCTCGTTGGCTAAGCAGCCGCCGTTGCGTCGCTATGAGCGTGACTTTGCCTTGCAGTGTCCGCTGCGTGGTGAGGACTTACAGCGACGCTTCCGCCTCGACATTGACGTCTACTTTGCCAGCGACCGCAACGACCTCGACAACGCCCTGAAGGCGGTGCTTGACTGCCTCCAGGGCTGCAAGGCCATCCGCAACGACCGCCTGTGCGTGGAGATCCACGCCCGCAAGTTGGTCGACAAGAGCAACCCCCGCTGTGTGATGGCAATAATACCACTGGAATGAGAAACAATGATACCGATTGAAATTCTCACAGCGGACAACCAGCGCATCATTGAGGCGGTGGCACGCAACAGGCACACGCAGCGGGACTACGTTGTGGCCGCCATGTTCGCCGCCACCGCAACGATGCTGGGCAAGCGGGCACGGTCGAGCATTGAGTCATACACCAACTTCGCCCAGTTGTGGGTGGCGGTGGTGGGCTACACCAGCGAGGCCAAGTCGCCGGCACTTGAGTTCTTTTTCTCCCCTGTCTTCAGCCGTGAGGCGGTGCTGGCGGCTCAGTACAAGGAGGCAGTGGACAACTACGAAGCACTGGTGGCGACCCGCAAGAAGGATGACGACAAGCCCGAAAAGCCAGTCTACCGTCACCGTGTCGAGAACAACACGACCGATGAGCAAGTTGACCAAGCCATCGCCCAGAACGATGCTATAACGTGGTATGCCGACGAACTTCCCATGGTGTTCGGCCTCATGGGCCGATACACCAAGAACGGCGGCAGCACGGTGGCCGAGGCGAAGATGCTGGCGTACTTCGGCAACGCCTACACCAGCACGACACGCCTGTCACGCACGCCCGAGATCACGCTTAAGCCGTGCCTGTCTATCGTGGGCACAATACAGCCCGACAGGCTGCGGGAGATTATGCAGGGACGCACACAGAGCGGCCTGTTTCAACGGTTCGTCTACATCTGGCCAGAGCGCAACGACGATGACATTGACGGCTACCAGGTCACCGACACCGAGAGCGAGCGACAGACAGCCGCGGCCTGGGAGCGGGAGGTGACACGCATCGAGCACATGGGCGACACCGACCTGATGTGGACAGCGGATGCCGTGGAGGTGTACAGAGCCGCAAAGGTCGAGTGGCTGAGGCAGGTGCGCGACTACGAGGTCAACGACCCCGACTACGCCAGCATCATCAACAAGATGAGCATACACCTGTGCCGATGGTCGGTGGTCGCCGCTGTGCTGGCAGGCAAGGTGGTGATTGACGATGCGGTCGTTGACTACGCCAAGCGGTGCTGCAACGTGTTCGCCGACAACGCCCGCAAGGTGTACGAGCACATCACCGGAGGGGTGAGGAAGCAACAGCCGACACTCACCCTCGGTGTAATCTACAAGGGGCTACTCGACAGGTTCCCTAACCTCAAGCAATCCGACCTGGCAGATTGTCTGGGCGTGTCTAATCAAGCGGTACACAATGCAATCAAAAGGGTTAAGGGTTGATTTATTTTTAATGCTACAATGTTGGCATTCAATATGTTAACTACAAAAACCAATAAACGATAAACGCATACACTATAATAGTGTTTTACAAAGGTCACTTTGATGAGTTTACACCTTATTATATATAATTTAAATTATTATTATATAATAATAGGGGTTGACCGTTTATCGTTTTTCGATGTTAAACGATTGATTTTATGACGGATAAGGATAAAAAACAATACACACCGACACTCGGAGAAGCCTATAAGGTGATACTTGACAGGTTCCCTGCAATCTCGCAGTATGCCCTTGCCAAGTTCTTAGGAGTCACCAAGCAAGCAATCAGCAATGCAATCAAAAGGGCGGAGCGCAAAGGATGATGGCAACTGAATACACCTACCACTTGGCGAAGCACAGCGAGGTCAGGGCGGCCTACGGCCATCGGCTGGGGTG